CACTATCTATTCGAGGGAATGGAGTTCATTCAGATGAGCCTAATGTGAAGGTACTGATATTGAATCCAACTACAAAGGAGCATTTCATCTACAAGAAGTACTTTCAAGCCAAAGGCATTTCAGAGGGATTTAATGGGGTACACGAGAACGTTTGCTACATTCACACGTCCTATTATGATTGTTTGGAGTTCGTGCCTGAGGAGACCTTAAAATACTTTGAGGATATGAAGCAGGACAATCCTGAGAAGTATAATCACGTTATTATGGGTGGTTGGTTATCTAAGGCAGAGGGTATTGTTTATACGAATTGGGAGTTCGGTCAGTTCAATCCTGATGGTCTTCAGGTTATCTACGGACAAGATTACGGATTCAGAGACCCAACAACATTAGTAGGTGTAGCAATAGACAAGAAGAGGAAGGTTATCTACGTGAAGGAGGAGTTGTTTATGAGCGGATTGACCAACTCAGAGATTGCCAAAATCAATATGAATGTGGCAGGGAGAAACCTCATCATAGGAGACTCAGCATCAGCAGGAATCATCAATGAGATAAGAAGGATGGGTTGCAATGTAGTGGGAGCAAAGAAGGGAGCAGGGAGTATCGAAGCGGGTGTTGCATTGTTGCAGGACTACAAATTGATTGTTGACCCTGAGAGTAGCAACCTAGCCAATGAGCTTAATAACTACGTCTACACGAATAAGGGCGCAAATCTATTTTGTGATATGTTCAATCATAGCTTGGATGCACTCAGATACGTAGCATTGTATGCTCTAGGAAGCAGAGGAAAGATTGAGATTAGGTAAAAGTAAAGGGGAGCTAACTACTCCCCTGTTTGTTATTTTTCTTGCTCTTGGAATTGTAAGCCTTTTTCTTTTATGTCCTTGTTAACTATCTTAACAACCTTCTCAGCATCTGCATCAAATCTGTATCTAGATACATTTAGTTTGTTATCTACAATTTGTATGTAGCTGTAGTTGTAAGTCTTTCCGTTTGCTAACCTCACTTCCTTGCGCTCTTCATTTTTAAATGACATAACCGAGTAAGTTCCAAAGTTGTCCTCAGTTCCGAATATTAGAGATGTATTGTATTCAAATCCGTTCTCCGTTCTGTTTAGTAGTTTTCCTATTAATCCTCTGAATTTCATAATATTTGGTTTTAGTTTTGAACAAAGATACGAATGTTTTTGACTTCTCCAACTATCTTTTAATAATTTTAACAAAACTTTAACATTTGAGGTAAAGTAACATAATCTTAAAAAATACGTTTTAATAGTATGAGAGACACATTAAAGATACAGCTTCCTGAGAACATTGCAGACATAACATTGGAGCAAGCTCAGAAGTTGGATGTGCTTAATGCGAAGAGAGAAAGTCTTGATGAGTTAGCATTTATCAAGAGATACATATCTATATTCACAGAGATTAAATTCAGAGACTTGGATAACATTTCAATGAGTGATTTTGATGGAATCCACGCACAGATAACAGAAGCTCTAGATACTGAAGTTCCTTTTGAGAATAGATTTGTATTGAATCAGGTTGAGTATGGTTTCGTCCCTAACTTGGATGAGATTACAACAGGGGAGTATATCGATTTGAGCACGTACGGCAATAGTATGGAGACACTTCACAAGACAATGGCTGTGTTGTTCAGACCTATTACAAAGGATATGGCATTTGGAAGCTATGAGATTGAGCCATACAATGGCACGAAGGATAGAGCTGAGGTAATGAAGCAAGCTCCTATGAATATTGTATTGGGTATGTTGGTTTTTTTTTGCGATTTATCGAGGGAATTAAAGAATCATATCCTGAAATCTACTCTAGTAATGGAGGAACTGAAAAAAACTCAATAGGTTATTTTGAGAAATGGGGTTGGTACGCAACTCTTGATATGTTGGCAGATGGAGATATACTCAAGATTAACAAAGTAACTGAGATTGGAGTAATGGAGTTTCACACATTCCTAGCTCATAAGTTAGATAAGCAGAAAATGGAGGCAATATTAAGGAAGGGAAGTAATACAACACAACTATAATGAACGCATATACGCAACTACTAAGACATATCAAGGAAACGGCTGAGGCTGACCATTACATCACTACTATACTATCAAGGCTTCCGGAGGATTTTGATTGGGAGAAGGGCAATATATTCCCTATCTTCAATGTGAGCATCCTATCGGCTGAGTTCACTTCAACCTCAACAATCAAGTTTCCTGTTACACTCACGTGTGTTGACAAGAGAGACATTAACAATGAGGATGTGAATGACAAGTTTTGGAGCAATGACAATGAGGTAGATAATCACAATGCAACCCTATCGGCTTTGAGCTCTATTTGGATACGTTTGAACAGAGATTACAGAAAAAACAATATAACCGCTTCAGATAATCCTAGCCTCTCACAGATTGAGTTTGAGGGGATGAATCTGATGGACGGATGGTCTTTGAGTTTTGATGTTGAGATGCCGATGGAGGGGATTTCGTTATGCTCTGACCAATGTTAGAGAAGTCACTTGAGAGACTTGGAGATGATGTCATTCGTATTGCGAGGGCAAATCTGAAGAGGCTTAAAAAGGATAAAGGAGACCTGTCAAAAGTAATGAAGGCAGATGTCAAAGGGGATAGTATTATCTTCACAATGACTGATTATTGGGAGTATGTTGATGCAGGTGTAAAGGGAGCAGGAGGAGGAAAGTCTCTTCGAAAGGTAACCAATAACAAGTTTAAATATACTGATAAGAAGCCTCCATTTATGGCATTCAATGGTTGGACTATTAAAAAGAAGATAGCTCCTAGAAATAAGAAGGGGCAGTTCACTTCAAGGAAGAGCATATTGTATGCGATTGCTACGAGTGTATTTCAGAGAGGATTGCCAACAACTCATTTCTTTACAGATGCTCTTGATGAGGGTATTTTGGGATTGGAGAGTTATGTGAGTGATGAGGTGGTTTTGGGATTGATTGATAAGATAAGTTTAAACAATGATAATATAACAATACAATGATTAGAGCATTAAGTCCATACTATATAGAAACTCCTTTAACATACACGGGAGGCACTTGTGAGAAGTACACATTGAATGTGTGGGTATGGGAAGGAGACTTCACGAGTCCATCAAGTGAGAATAGCTATCAGTTGACATATAAGAATACAACAGGAAGCACCGGTACTCACAAGATTAACATTGCTAGTATGATTCAGGATTACATTCAGTTTGATACTCCTAGCACATTCACTCCAATATCAGGAACATCTGTGAGGAATGGGAATGGCAATCAAAAGTGGGTGTACACATTTGTGACTTATGATGCGGATGATGTTACCAAATTTGATGAGGCTTATGACATTATGACTTTGGGATATGCTTATGGAGATGAAGGGGAAAATGTTGATTTGGTTACTCCATTTCTAATGCCTCAAATGGATTACAGAGTGAACAGAGTGGGTATTACAATCGTGCCATTCTTTGTAGGGGAGTTTGACTTCGGGGATATTACTATCTCGGCAGATGGAGGAGCAGCGGGATTCACAGAGACTATCACTCCTGACCCTGACTCGGGGACTATTGTCAGATACCTTTGGATTGACCTTGAGAATGATTTTGCAGGAGCTCAATTCCTAGAGGTTGAGTGGAATGGAAGTACTATCACATTGGATATATATGAGGAAGCTAGATATACTCCTATGGATATAATGTTCCAAAACAAGGATGGAGCAATGCAGACCTTTACGTTCTTTAAAGACAGGAAGGAAGAGACAAGTGTTACAGACTCAATTTATGAGAGCAACAGAGGACAAGGGAAGAGTGGGTATCATCAGTTCTTGAGATACAATGTTCAAGCTAGGAACTCTGTTACTGCATCAACAGGCTTTATCAATGAGAGGGAGAATGAGATAATACAACAGATTTTATACTCAAGAAGGATTTGGATATATGACAAAACTAACGGAATTTACAGAGCTGTAAACGTGAAGGATAAGTCAACCTCTTTTAAGACTAAATTAACAGAGAGATTAATCAACTACACGATGAAATTTGAGTATGCTTACAACCAAATAAACAATATATAAATGGTTAATATCTATATACAAGGTCAGCTTCTAGACCAATATGATGATGAGGTTATTGAGTTGACCTCATCTGTGTTGGATGTTGGAGACCTCACAAAGAACACAGGAGACTTCTCCAAGACGTTCACGATTCCTGCAAGTCCTAACAACAACAAACATTTTAAGCATTGGTACAACGCTTCCATTGATGATGGATTTGATGCAAGGACTAAGGTTGAAGGGCATATTGATATTGATGGTGTGCCATTCAGGTCAGGAAAATGGAGATTGTCAGAAGCTACTTTCAAGGATGGTGTCATTGATGGCTATGTAATTAACTTCTTTGGAAACCTTCCAAATATCAAGGACACGATTGGAGATGATTTGCTAGGGGATATAAACTTTGTGCAAAACGACCACGATTGGACAGGAGCTGTTGTGAGACAAGGATTGGAAGATGGATTGACATCAAC